CCTGTTAGCGAGTCCAGTAGTAGGGTCGGAATCGATACCTGGTCTGCCCCACCAACCATCGTTGAAGATACGTCGTAGAGAAGGGTAGCATCTCCTGTTTGGGTTGCACCTCCCCCAAAAACCGAATCCAACGTATAGAGTAGAGCTGCGTCTACTGCTTGCGTTGCCCCTCCAGCTAACGTTGCATCTGCATCTAGTAATGCCATGAGTCACTCTCCTATATGTTAGGTAGGCTACAAGAAGATCCCTGGGGTCACTTAGACTTCCTCTCTGTCAGTATCTTGTACTGATGCCTACGGTTACGTATTGTTGGCTTAGAGACCCCATAGAGCTTTGCGATGTCCCCATCGCTTAAGGTTACAGACAACTCTCGTAACCTCTCCTCGGTTAGACCACTTAATGGCAACAGGGATGGATTACGTTTCTCGATTCTTTGCCTAAAGCTAACACTTTGGATGTTGAATCGCTTCCTCTGTTGAGAGATAAGCACATCGGAGACCCCAAATTTTTGCCCGATTTCGGAGTCAGTTAGCAGCTCTACCTCATACAAGTTTCGTAACTCCCCCTCAGAGACTTTTGTAGAGCTGTAGACCTCCCTACGAAGGGGTCCTTTAGGTACTGAGATGAAAGGAACAACACACTCACCACCGTTCTTTCTAAGTACAAGAACGGGTTCTTCCTTCCTACGTCGACCAAATGAACCTAACAACATGCCCAGCGTCTGCTCATGAACAAACCCCACCGACTGGGCAACGTCTAACGAAGTTTGAACAAGAGGGATCAACTTCCCACTCAAGTAGGAGTCCGCCACGTTGAGTAGCATCACTCCACCATCCTTCAGATGGTTAAATGACTTGCTAAGAAGTACCCTCAGAAACCTGTCTACCCACAAGTCAAAGGTTGGGTACCTCACCCAACTCTGGGTTGGATTGTTCGAGTAACGTTCAACAGAAAAGTAAGGGGGACTCGTCAGTATCAGGTCTGCTTGAAGTGCCCCTAACTGAACCTCTTCAAATGGAAGGTTGTAGAAAGTAAGGTCTCCGGTAATACACTCCTTCAAAGCAGCAAAGGCATCCTCTGCATTGGGGTGAGGGTCTACTCCAACGTACTTGCGACCCGCTGCAATAGCACCAACAGCACGGCCCCCATACCCAGCACATGGGTCTAAAACAGTGCCCCCCTTGGGAGAGAACTCTTCCACCAACTTCTTTGCAACGGCAGGCCTAAAGTTTGACGGGCTTGCATTCAAGGCCTTGATGGCTCTGAATACATTAGCAGGGTAAACAGGGTCGCCCACCTTACGTTGGAATGCGATAGCCTTTGTTATTGCAATGGGGTCAAACCAAGCTTGTCGAACCGAAGGCTTACTCTCTCTGGTTGCTTCATACCTATACTGAAAGTACGCCTGACAGGTAGTTAACCCCACCCTACCCCCTCCATGAATAAGCCCATCCTCAATCTTGACCAAAGTCTTGGAACATAGGTTCTCGAAGTCACGACGAGCCTCTTCGGTAGATGGGGCTTTTGGGAGAGGGAGGCTGACTAGAGCATCCACTAACTCGACATCCGAAATACCAACCTGAACACGCTGTTTTACTTCTTCCCATGTGTCTTGTTTGGTCTCAGGGAGAGTCAGGTCGAATTTTTTCAGCGCACGTCGAACAGAGGTAGTGGAAGTTCCAGTGGACTGCACCATCCAATCCAGCCCACGACCTTTTCCAACCGAGTCGCGTAAGACTTCTTCCGTTAACAGGTCCCGTGGGGCTACCCCCCGAGAGCGAGGGACTAACTCTAACTTATACCCCATAGAGACTGGAATATGCTCGGCTACTAGGTCTAGAAACCTGAGCATACTAGCTCGGTCATGTAACCAAATAGCAGGGTCATCTTTTGAGTGAAGAACAGGGTCTAAACCAAACCCTCGCAACAAGGTTAACTCAATTTGCTGACTCTCCTCGTCGGGGGTTACAGCAAGTCGTATGTATCCATTGTTCGACTTGCAACCGTCATCCAAGTACCACACAGCTAATGAAAGAGCGGTAAACTCAGTCAAGTCTAACTTAGAGAAAACCTTGTACCCTGCTCCAGACGGGTAAACTTTCTTCCAATAGGGAAATAGCTCCCTGCACCCATGGGTACGTAGAATATGACCACGGTAAGTTTTTCCGTTTTTTGTGCTATTTCCGTCACGTACCGAACAGAGATGGGCCCCCCACACACTAGCTTTCCATTGAAGGTATTCATACTGCTTGTCTGAGTGAAACTCCGAGTACCCAGCAGTAACCGAACCTGTTGAGAGTAATCTACCGTCTCCAAAAATTGAACCCAGTAACACCTCTTTCTGAGTTGTTGTCAGCGGAGGTAGGTCAAGCCGATCCGACTTACTAATCGTAGGGATGGAGTACCTAATCCGAAGGCGATTAGCTTGACTCTGAGTCAACCCAAAACGTTGACCAATTTCCTTTGTTGTTAGCTTCTCTTCCAAGTACAGACGTCGCAATTCGGGCTCTGAGATCATTCCCTCATCGTACAGCCCATGAGTATGTCTGTCAAGAACTTTTAACTTCGGTCTCTTCCCTGTTGACCGAGTGACGCATTCCCCAAATGACAAAAGACCATCCTGGTTTCCCAGGATGGTCTTTTGAGGTGCCTATTTCTAGGCTGGGTTATCAGACTCGGGTGACAACCAAACGCGTGAGGCCGCGAGGGTTGAAGGCACCAATGCCGATATTTTCAAAGCAACTGAACCCAATTGTTCGGGCCTTCGCGTCATCCGCACTGAGAACCGTTAGTTCTGTACGAACGGGGAAACGTCCAAAGTTCTCTGGCTCGGCGCAGATGTACACGAAACCGGCTGGAACCAGGCGGCTTGTGATGATCTGGGCGCCCCAGAGGGTTGCCTGAAGACCAGTCTTAAGCAGGACTGCTTGAGACTCGATGTCCAGGATGTCGCGACCGAACTTACGGATGTCCGCGTAGTCGGTTGCGTTCATGTAGATACGAGCAACCCGAAGGTCGTGACGCTCTACCTCAGCGAACGCGTCAGCTAGGACGCTTGGGGAGATTGGAGCCACGACGTTGATGTCGGGGTTCGTCTGCCCTGCTAGAGTGTCGAAGCCCGAGACAGCAATGCTGTCTAGAACCGCGAACACACGCTCGTCCTCAGCTGCCTGGATCTGAGCCTTCGCAAGGTCTTGCGAGCGCTCAATGAGGTCGAAACGACGCTCCTTGATCTGGGTGAGAGGGATCTCTGGGTTCGAGGCAACCTCGAACAGAGGGAAGATCACTCTGCGTGGCTTCTGGATAGCAAGGATGTTCTCGCCTTCCTCGCCAACGACGTAGGCCGTAACGTCCGGGTCCTTGTCGTAGATTGGAAGTGCGCCGTCAGGAAGTTGCTCCACCAAGAAGGTCTTACGACCCACTGCGGTGTAGTCACGACGCGAGCGGAGGGGTTGAATCATCGAGGCAGCAAGCTTTGCGCGACCTGCCGCAGTCTTGATGTACTCGCTGATGATTTGCTGCTTAATTTCGTTGGAAACCATTGTTAGTGCCTTTATCCTTTCTTAGAGAGCTGTTGCGCTCAGACGCGCATGCTCAGCACGAGCAATGGGTTGGTTGCATCAGGAGCCGCCAAAACGACGCCCATGACGGTGGTGGTAGGCATTGTTGCGAACAACACGCCCGATTGAAGCTGCTCATACGAGTCGTCTGGCTGCTTCGTGAGAAGGCCGTTTGCCGACGCATAGAGCAAGTCACCAGCTGCGTATGTGAGAGGATCAGCTAGGGCGCCAGGGCCTAGTGCTTGCAGAATCATGGTCTCATAGAGAGTGACTCCGATAACCGTACCCGAACCGTGGACGTAGGGTCCACGACCAGAGGCAGGTCCTGGGGTGTTCTCGTAGGCATTACCCACGGCGTCGTTGATGAAGATACCAAGAGGCTTGATACCTGCCAAGAACGTTGGGCCTGCTGTAGTAGCGGGACCGCCCGTAAGGTTGTTACCAACTTGAGGTCGCGTAAACGCAACCGAACCACCTAGAACGCCGACCTTGGTAATACCGGCTAGGGTTGTAGACTTAACTGTAGCGCCCGTGTAGGTAACAGGGTTAGCCTGGGTGAATGCATCTGCTGCAAGGGCTCCAACGCTATTGCGTGTAACCACATGGAACAACTGAACTCGGCCAGACGTTTCCTTGAATCCACCCGAGCTTTGACCGCGCATCGACATATCGAACTCCTTGTTAGGCGGGGAAAAGCAGGGTTTTTCTACATTCGCATCTACATCTAAGCAGCCACTTAAGGCTGAGTCGGTCTTTTAGCTTTTCAGCTCTTGTTCATACCGAAGACTTCACGCACATCAGGCGAGCTGCCCCACAGGGAAGAAAGCTTACCAATGTCATTGGAGCTTGCACCTGGGTTCCCACCAATTGCGCTAACGCCACCAGTGGGACGAGTCCCTACGGTACGCGTTGAGGCTGTACGGACTGCGTGGGCTTGCTTCTGCTGCTGAGCCTGTTGCTGCTGCCCCTGGTCATCCTGGTCAGCTGCAAACAAGGTCTTAAGGACATCATCCTCTGGGCCTAGCTGAGCATCGGACATATCCATGGAGGGGGCATCCATCTCAATGTCTCCCTCGCCCATCATCATTGGAGGGGCTGAGGAGGTATCGAGTAGCATGTCATCAATCAGCTGGCTGTCTTGAGCCATTGGCTGCTGCTGACCTTGCATCTGCTGCACTGCAAACATCGCAGCTTGGACAGGGTCCATACCCTGCTGTTGAGCTTGCTGAACAAGCTGAGCAACTTGCTGCTGCTGAGCTTGCTGCTGCATCTGAGCCTGCTGTTGCTGCTGAGCAACTTGCTGCTGCTGAGCTTGCTGGCCCTGTTGTGCCTGCTGTCCAGCTTGAACTTGCTGAGCCTGCTGGCCTTGCTGCAACATCTGAGCAACCTGCTGTTGCTGAGCCTGCTGGCCTTGCTGAGCCTGCTGCCCACCCTGCTGCTGTAGCTGGGCTTGTAGCTGTTGGAGTTGAGCTTGTAGCTGTTGAACCTGAGCCTGCATCTGCTGCTGTTGGGCTTGCTTCTGCTGACCTTGGTCTTGGCCCTTCTCTT